GATTCGGGAACTTGCGGAACGCCTCCTGCAGCCTGACCTGTGACTGCTCGGCCTCGACGTAGGCCTTAACCGAGTCCTTGCCGAACTTCGCCACGCCGACCGCGACCGCAGCGATGGCGGCGACGCCGGCCACCTTCATCGCCTTGAAACTCTTGCCGGTCTTCTCGGTGGTCTTGCCGAGATTAGTCAGCCCACGATCAGCGCCCCGGTCGTGGTAGAGGACAGTGAAGTCGAGAGTGGCCATCAGCGCACAGCCCTGTCAATCTTCTTCGCGACCTCATCCATCGCGCCCAGGATCTCTTTGCGAACCTCAGGCGCGGCTGCGTCGGTAACGTCGGTCCACCATCCCGGCTTGATGTCCTGGATCGTCCAGCCGCCGTCCTTGCGGCGGTGCCGAACCTGACCCTGGTCGAGATGGTAGAGCGACAGATCACCCTTGCCGACCAGCTTCAAACCGTTCTTGTTCCGTCGGGTCGAGTACCTCGTCCTCGCCACCCGGGCGGCGAGCCCGCCCCTCGTTGGCAGGGAACCGGCAGAGCGCTGCAGATCCGCCTTGACCGGCTTCATCGCCGTGTTGATCGCCTTGCTGAGCTCACGCTGCAGATCCTTCGCCCCGGCCTCTTTCAACGCTTTCGCGAGGCGGGTCAGTTGGTCGGCTCCGTTGATATCCATCCCGCCTCCTCCCGGTCGATCTCTGCGCATGCCTCGTCGAAAGTGCGAACGTCCCAGGTCAGTTGATCAGCGATGGTTCCGTAGCCCGCTCGAGCGATTCGCCATCGATAGGCGAGCCGTCGGCGCTCTCTTTTCCCACCGGCTCGGGTTCCTCGACGTCCTCGATGCCGAACTCATCCAGCCGGAACACCACATCCACGAACCGCAGTTCCGGATTGCTGCGCCGCAGCATCACCCAGAGCAGGGCGCGACGGGCCCGGATATTGCCGTTGCCGATCCTGTCGAGCCAGTCGGCATAGGAATCCCACGCCTCCCCGCCGACGTTCTCCAACGCCTCGGCCTCAAGGCTGAGCACCTTGTCGGGATCGAAGTCGAACTGCTCGGGCGGTGCGCCCTCGGGGGTGTAGGTGAGTCGTAACAGCATGGTCGTGAATCCTTCGCTCGGTTTTTCCGCTCGGAGATGGAACTAGGTGCGGCGGCCACCGAGCGAGGGACCGCCGCACCGGATCAGTTAGGTGACAAGCTCGGGAGGCAACGGCGGAACCGGTTTCAGGTTCAGCGCGACCACATCGGGATCGAGCACGACCGGAACCAACACCCCGGCGCTGTCCTCGTCCTTCTCCGCAACCTCAGCGATCAGGGACTGCGCCTTGCAGTAGTGGCAGCGGATCCGCTCACCAGGCCGGTAGGCATCGGCGTGCTCAGGCTTCGTCGTCTCGTCCAGAGGATGGTTGCAGCCCGGACAGAGTCCGGCCTCGTAGTCCTCCAGTGCCATCGCATACACAGTGTCGGCATCGGTCCACTCGCGGGAGTTGACGGTGCGAACCCACAGGAACACGGTCGGCGGAACCTGCCAGCGACGCGCAGCCTGCAGCAGCGAGCGGAGCGGGTCGTCAGGGTCGGCAACCCGCTTCGCCAGCGATTCGCTCAGGCGACGACCGCGCGCAGGCTGGGCTCGCTATTAAGCCCAATGGGCACGCTGAAGCGGGCCAGGCTGTTCCGCTCGTAGGCAGCCGGGGTGTATTGGCCGACGGTGACGGGGTATACCTCGACCGGCTGAGTCGCAGCGACCGCCGTGGACCGCAGAATCCGGCGCCGGATCACGACGTTGGTCTGGTAGCCGAACACGAGCGTGTTCCACAGGGTGTCGGTGCCGGCCTGCCACTTGAACTGAAGCGACATGTCACCGAACGCCACTGTGCCCGGAAGCTGCGTGTCGAACGTCGACCCGAGGGCGCTGTTGTTCACCCAGTTCGTCGTGCTTTCGAACCCGTTAAGACCCTCCGGGGTCAGCAGCAGTTCGATCGCCGTTCCGGCGGCGATGGTGGCCGCGACCGGTGCGTTGATGTTCGGGATGGTGGGCACCAACCAGACGTTGATATACCCGTCGATGATGACGTCAGCCATTAGACCTGATCTCCTTCAGTTTCTTCGGTGGTGGTGGCCGACTCGGCCCGTTTCTCTGCGAGCCGTGCTTGCTTCTCGGCGACGGTGCCGCCCTTGGACAGGCCCTCGGATTCGAGAGCATCCTCGAGTTCCTTGCCGTGCAGCAACGCGGCGTCCTGCTCAGCGCGGGCCGCGCTGTCTTCGGGGGTTTCCCAGCCGCGGTCCTGAAAGTCCTGGACGACGACGGGATGGTTCGGCACCCGATGCCACGCCTGCTGCGACGGGTTGTACAGGACGACCCAATCGATCTCTTCGGCCATCCCGATCACGCCCGGAAGACAGCGACAGTCACGCCGGTCGGCGCGGAATGGGCAATGGTGATGATGCCGCTGCTGTTCGCCAGCGATGGATACAACTTGTACATGCGGTCTCCTGTAGTGGCGGGCACGGCAAACGACGGGTTGGTGGCAGCCGACCCGGACGGCGTGAGGCCGGGGTCGGTAAGGGTCACGGTGTCGGATCCGGCGCCGCCCTTGACGTGCAGGATCAGCCCAGCCGGGTCGACCACGACAGTGTCCGACGCGGATGCTGCCGCATAGGTGGGGGTCGACGGGTTGCCGACTTGCTGGACGGTAAGCAACGCCACGGCGGGGCTCCTTAGTTAGTGGTTACGAGAGTTGTGCATAAACGTCGACTCCCCATCGGACGGCGACGGATCGACCGTTCTCTGAGGCAAACTGCTGGACCCTGCGCTCCGCTGTCGGGACCACGTCGAGAACACCCTCAGCCGACAGGCCCAAACTGCGGTCGGTGCCGCCGAGCAGCGCATCGCGGATGTCCTCGTGTGCCGCGAACGCCTCAGCGCGGGCCAGTGCCAGCGTGTCGGCACCGGGCAGCGACACGGACAGGACCAGCGGCACCATGTAGCGCTCAGCCATGCCGTAGCCGCCGAGCGAGTCGTAGCCGGTGGGCGAGACGATCTCGGTGTCCGCGATGGCGAACACTCGATCCTTGATCGTGGTCACCGTGCCGACCGGGCCGTCGACGATGCTCCACTCGCCACCGTCGAGAGTTGCCTCACCCAACGCCACGAGGGCAGCGATGACAGCGGGGATTGTGCTCACGCGACGCCGACCGCCCGCATCGAGTCGTAGCCGGGGATCTGCGACAGACCGGCCACCGCGGCCGGGGCGAACGACTCCGGGCTAGCCTCGTCAAGCCCCGGATGGAACGCCTGCTGGCTCGATTGCCAAAGTGACTGGACCAGATTCAGCGCGGCCATACGGACCACGCGCGGCGGATCGGCGTAACCGGCGACGTAGGTGACGACCACGGAGTTACGGCCGGCGGTGAAGCCGGTTCGGTACGACGTCGAGCCGCGATACAGGATCCCCGAGGCTGCGTCGAGCGTGTAGTCCAGCGCGGTCAGCGTCACCCCCGAATCGGTTACGGTGGTTATCGATACGACCGGGGTCGAACGCAAGATCAGGCAGTACTGGCCGCCGTCGTAAGTCTCGGTGACCGAGCGCCGCACGATGATCCGGCCCAGATCCCGCTCAACCGCATCCGTAGCGACCGAGCACAGCCATTGCAGGGTTTCCCGGTCAGCATCGGACGTGATGACCCCGGCCGCGTTGAGATGGTTCACAGCCTCGTCGACCGACACCAGCGAGCGCGCCGGCGCCTCGGCGGTGAAGACATCATCCTCGGCGGTCGTCGGGACCGTCGTCGCCCAGTGGACCGAATGCAGCCCGACTTGGGTCGGGGTGAAGTCGTACACCAGGGAGCCGGTGACCGTCGGTGGCAGCGAGATCGTGGTCCCGGCCGCGACCGTGCCGTCAGGCTGGGTGATCGTCAGGGTTGCCGAGCTCGGGTTGGCTGCTGCGCCGAGATCGTTCTTCACGGCATAGGTGAGCCGGATGACGCCGCCCAGATTGAGAGCCACCGTTATCCCCTTCCAATCGTGCCGCTGGCGGCCGGCGATGAACCTGCGCGGCCCGTTGCCGCATTGCCGACACCCGATCTCGCGGTAGCGGCCGTGCCCTGCCCTGCCCCGCCCGTCCCGTATACAGCGGGGGCGATGACCGTGACCGCACCCACCGCGGCATAGGAGGCGATGACCTGTGCTGCGACCGTCGAGCCCGCATGGAACGACGGAGCCGGGAGCGCGACTGTGGTTGCGACCGTGACCGCAGCGACGAGGGTGACCGAGCCCACAGCGGGGGTCGGGACTGCCGTCGCCGTCGCGACCGTGGCCGGGTTGAGCCTCGATCCGGTCGCCAGTGCCGGCGTCGGGAGTGTCGAAGTCGTGACCACAGCGACCGCGGTGATCGTGACACTGTTGCCGGTCTGAACCGACGGAGCAGGTAGCGCGGTGACCGTCGCGACCGTGATTGCGGTGACCGTCGATCCGGCGTGGAGTGTCGCAGTCCCGACCGTGGTGACCGTCGCCACTACAGCGGGGGTGACGGTCGTGCTGTTGCCGGTCTGAACCGACGGAGCAGGGACGGCTGTAACGGTAGCGACTACCGACGGAGTGGCGCGCGATCCCGTCTGAACCGTCGGCGCCGGAACGGCCGCGGCGGTGGCGATGACTGTTGGTGTTGCGGTGGCATTGGAGCCGGTCAGCACAGCGGGCGCAGGAAGCCCTGTGACGGTCGCTATCACCGCGGGGGTAGTTCTGGAGCCCGTGACCAGTGCGGGGGCCGGCAGCGACGCCGCGGTGGCCGTGGTGGCCGGTGTGGTCGTCGCGCCCGCCCGCGCGGTGGGCGCAGGAAGCCCCACAGAGGTCGCCGCCGATGCGGGTGTGATCGTGGAGCCAACGGCCAGCGACGGCGCAGACAGCGCTGCAGCGGTGGCTACGACGGATGGGGTCGGGGTTGCGTGCGTTGCGGACCCCGCCGGCTCAACCGCGATCAGGCTGGCGTGACGCGGCGACCCGACCGAACTGGTAGCGCCACTGGCCGTCTGCGAACCCGACGAGCCGGGAACCCGCCACGCATCCGACGCGCAGTCCACATCGATGATCTCGGTGAAACTGGTTGGCGGGGTGTGCGTGCCGGGTGAGTCGTTGTAGGCGTGCCAGATCAAACCCGGCGCATAGGCAGGGCTGACGTTGACCGAGCCGAACGCGGTGCCGCTGGCCGTCCACGTCGTCGCATAGTTCGATCCGACCGGATCGCCCGTGGTGATGACCCCGGTCGCCCGGATCACCGACAGGCCGGCATAGTGCGCGCCCGACCAGGAGAACGAATACGTGCCCGCGTCAGACCCGGTCAGCCGCTTCCAGTAGCAGCGGGAAATGACGCCGGTCGACCCGGTGCCGCCGCTGATCTTGTACAGCAGGGTGAACCCCGACGGGGCGGTCACGGCCGGATCGGACCCGCCCTGCCACAGGTCCAGGAACGCGAACATCACATCGTCGGCGGCGGCACCCGACGGAACCGTGGCGGCACGGGACGTAGTGCTAGGGAAGTTTCCTGTATTGCTGGATGATGGAAAGGCGACAGCCACGAGTCAGCCCTTCCAGTCAGTTGCCATTCACGGAGGGCTACGGAGTGACATCCCAGTTGAAGATCCCGCCCGACGCCCACTGAACAGTGAACGTCCCCGCGACCGTCGAGAAGTCGGCGCCGAAGTTGATCAGGCAGATCGCGTTATTGCCCGCCAGTGCATCCGCATACGCCAGACCCGCGCGCGCGTTCGTGATCGTGCTGGTCGACCAGGACGTGTCAGCCGCATCCCACATGATCGTGCCGGTCGGAGATTCGGTCACGGTCGTCGTCGTCAGAACAGTGCCGCCCGACGTGTAGCCCGTGCCGCTGACCTCGTTGGCGTTGTACGGGGACACGCCGTACGCGGTGTCGCTGGAAAAGTTCGGGGTGATCGAGTTGGTGAACAACGCGAGCTTATGGGTCTCGAGGTCGAGATCCAGAGCAAGCTGAGTCGTGTCGAGCACATCGATGAACGTCAGGACGTAGAGCCCCGAGACTGTCACGGCCATAGTTAGAACTCCGTCGCTTTCGTTTCCATCTTGGTGAGTGGAGCGAATACGGTCGCGTCCTGCCGTCCGTCCCAATGAACCCGGCTCTGACCCACGGCCCTGCCAGCCCTCGCGCCCTCGTCGGCCACAACCGGCACAGACTCCACCGGATCGGAGCCATGCCGAGACTTGAGACCCTGATAGCTCAAACCGGCCACCTTGCACCCGAAGCACTCGGAATCGGCCGAGTTGTGGCGATGAGCCATCGCTAACTCCTAGTCCCATTCATCGACGGTGATCCAGTCGATCTGCCACTCAGCCACCGCACCCGACGACGGCATCGCATTGTTGTGTACCCCGCACTGCCACACGAGTTTCTGTGAAGCGGTCGGAACTCGGTCGGTCGTGTCCAGCACGGTTGCGCCGTCGATCTTGTGGATCAGCCGGCCCGGCTGCCAGAACGTCTCGTACACATGCCACGCATCCCAGAACGCATCCGGGGTCACATAGAACGGCAACTGGTAACTACCCGAGGTGCCGGCGGTGGCGGCCGGGTCGGCGTAGTGGAAGAAGCCGCCGATCTTCTCGTTGAACGCGCCCTCCGGATAGTCCATCTCCCCGTCTTGGGGCCAGTTATCCGCGATGAGCACGATCACCCCGCCGAAATTGGACGTGTTCGTGGTGTTCTTGATCCGCATCCGGGTCGCCACATGGCAGTACGAGAGCTTCTGGGACACGTCGGCGGGCGTGATGGGCCGCATCCAACCCGACACCGCGGTCGGGGTGCCGCTGATGTTTGCCGTGTGGCAGCGGATGTTCAGCAGCCCGTTCGCGGTCGGCTCGGTTGCCGCCGTCTGCGTCGACACAGTGCGCGACGTGTAGTACTGCGCGGTGGCCGGCGAGTTCGGGTACGTCCCGCCGTCCGGATACAGGTTCAGCTTCGAGTAGTAGCGGGCATACGGGGTCGAACTCGACAACAGCCGCCCGTCATCGGCGCCACCGGCAGTGCCAACGACGAACGCGCCCTCTGCGTAGCCGACGTCGTCGAAGTCCTCGGTGAACACTCGGGTGTAGCCGGTTGGCGCGGCCGCCTGGATCGGGACCACATCGAGCGAAGTGGTCGCGAAGTTGGCAAACGTGTACGTGACCGCGGTCCCCGCCGAGCCGTTGTTGCCGCCAACCGTGAACCGTCCCGCAGCCGACACGGACGCGTCGGTAATCTCCATGTTCCATGTGCCCGGCTCCGCCACGTTCGCCAACCACAGCCGTAGCTTGATCGCCGAACCGATCGTCTGGATCCGGACCTTCGTGCGGATGCTGGCCGACATCGCGAAGTCACCGGACGCCAGGTCGGTCTGTACGCCCCCGACCCGTTTACGGAACAGCCAGTGCGACGTCGACGGCTGACCGGCCGCCGGTTGGAACTCGACCGCATACCCATTCGCCGGGTACGAGCCGGACGAGATCGTGTCCGCGCGAACCGACACCACCGGATACTGCTCGGCCAGTGTCGACCCGATGTCGAACGTCCAATCACCGTCGGCCATCGCGGTCTGCGACGTCCACACCACCGCAGGAGATCCGGCGTATGCCCCGGTCGGGGTGGTCAAGCTCATCACCCCGGCTGCGTTCGACACCGATCCTAGGGCGACCGTCTGCGTCCAGCCCGACGGGACCCCGCCCGATGCAGCGGCCCAGCGACGGCCCACAGCGGCGCGGAGGCTACGCCTCACGTAAGGTCCCCGCCCACCAGCACAGAAGTTGTCGTCACCCACAGCAGGGAGATGACCGAGCCCTGAACCCGCGGGGTAGCGGTGGCACCGGTTGGAACCGTCAACGTCGTTCCCGAAGCGGTCAGAGTGACCGCACCCGCACCCATCCGGAACAGTTCGACCATCGTCCCGACCTCGAGCACGGGAACAGTGATCGCCACCGAGGAAGCCGAGTTGACCGGGATCAGCTCACCCGAGTTCGCCTGGGTCAGCGTGTAGCCGGTGGTACGGGTCGTGCCGATGCTCGCCTTGTAGATCGCGTTGACGATGCCGTGGACCGTGTTGGTGTCCGCGAGATGCCCGGTCGAATCAGCCGCGCGCGACGTTGAAAGGGCAGGCGATGCGGGCATTGTCTCCCCTTCAATACGAGTTGCTGTAGGTGTCGCGATACAGGGTGAACGGGTGCTTCTTGGGCTTCGCCTCGGCCGGCAACGGGACCAATGACAGGGCCGCGACCAGCGACAGGAACGTGCGACGAGTAAGCAACATCCATCCAGAAGGGCTGTGCGTGGGCCCGGGAGGCGGGGGTATGCCCCGGGCCCACACGATTAGTGAGCGGTCGAGGCTTTCGCGGTGCGCTTCCCTACCAACGCCTCACGCTTCTCAATCGGGGTTTGAGCACGAACCGCGGTCTCGACGCCCGTATCGGGGTCGGTCGCCGGCACGGCCATCTGATTCCCGATCAGTTGGATGGCCTCATCGTCCGGCAGATCAACCGCGTGACCCGGTAGCGGCCATGGCTTGCCATCCCGCAAACCAGACACATAACCAACCATGGTGACCAGCAATTTCAACACCCCCAAAGTTGCGGTGCGGCAGGCGGTGAAACCTGCCGCACCAGCCTAACTACTTCTTCGCCGCAGGCTTCGCGGACTCGACAGGACCAGGCTCATCGCCGGTCAGGACCTTCTTGGCTTCAGCCTCATCCTTCTCAAGCTGAGCCTTGTAGGCCTTGTCCGCTACAGCCAGGGTCGGAACCTCGCCCTCATGCAACTGGGCGTACGACCCGTCAGGGCGGGTCGAGAGGGCGTGAGCCTCCTCGACGGCGGCCTGCTTCTTCTCCTGATCGGTCGCAAACTCGGTCTTCGCGTACTCGTGACGCTGTTGCGCCTCGCTGATCAGCTTGGACTCGACCTGATCCTCAGGCTTAACCACTTCATCCTCGTGTGCCATTTCCGACTCCGTTTCTATGTCGCTGCGCCGACGAGATGCTTGACGGCGCCGGTCAGGTCGACCAGTGCCCCATCGGCCCGCAGCAACGCCCGGAAGGTCACCAGGTCCGTGTTGAAGGCGTAGTCATCGGAGCGCTCGAACCGCACCCCATTGACCATGCGCACGAAGTACTGCGAGATGTCGCCGAAGATGACCGACTTCGCGTTGACGGCAGTGGCGGCCACACCCGGATCGGTGATGACCTGCTTGCCGAGGAACGTGTCGGGCACCCCCGACTGCAGACCCGGCTGCCACAGGTATTGACCAGTCGAGTCCTTGATCTTCCGCAGCGTGGCCACGGTCGAATCCTTGACGATCCACGCTGCGTTAGGCGAGTTCCGATACGGCGGGATGACCGAGTAGTACAGGTCGATCAGGTTGTCCGCCGTCGGGGCGCCAGCGACACCGGTTCCCGAGGTAACACCCAGGGTCGAGTCGATGGTGATTCCGCGCGGCATGCCGGTGCCGGTGCCGGTGATGGCGTGGGCGCCGAACGCATTGCCCAGTGCGCGACCGGCCTGCATGCTGAGGTAGCCCTCGAGGTCGGCCCCGGTGTCAGCGATGAGCTCGCGGGACACCTGAATCAGCAGGCCATACTTGTACGCGCCGAGGGTGACCTGACCGAAGGTCGGATCGGATGCACCGATGGCCGCACCTTCAGTGATGATCGCCGCAGTTGAGTGCGCGGTGGTCTTCGGGACCTGGATGGACTCGCCACCGCCGGTCTGCATGACGGTCGCGCC